GGCATTGTCAGACTCAACCTCTGCAAGCATTTTTGCTAATCTGAAATTAAATTTAGAATAGTTCAATGAAGGATATTTCTTAATTTTTTCATATTTATGCGGTGTTGGCTTTTGAACTACCATTTTTGGTTGTAGCGTCATAAAGAAATCCATATCCATACCTTTATTAATCAAATTATCACCGTTAGGTTGATGAAAGAAAACATCTTTAGGTCTATCTAAGGGGGAATAATTACCATTACTGGGCTTATTAATTATCTTTCCAATAGTATTAAGATCTGTGAAGAAGTTGGGTGAAGTATTTAAACTAATCCTTGATGAACTATAATTCCTATAAGGGTCATATATTATCAATCTTTTTCTATGTCTAGTCAGAGCAACAAACAAATTCTCAGGTGCATTGACATCTTGAGTGTTCAAACTTTTCGATATATAAACAGCCACAGTATCAAATGTCATACCTTGCGAAGCACAAATTGTGAGTGTTTTCACATGACCTACCTTCTTAACATCTGCATCTGACAATGCTAAATAAGTTGTTTCTTGATGGTAAGGGTTTTTCATATCTTTCCCGCAATAATAAAATTCATCTTCTCTCGCATTATCACAATACAATTCAAGTTTACTAGAGCTTACAGCTTTCATTAACTTAACTGTTTTTGGACCAAATCTTCTTGTAGTCCTGATTCGTTTAATGAACGATAAGTCTGTTAATTTATTTATTTTAACCAAAAGATCCATTATAGTAAAATCGTCAACGGCCGTGAGAAGTTTTGGGTACCAAACCCTTGATACACCTATCTGTTCACTACCTCCTAATAAAATAAACTCAGCATTCTCGAACATTTGAGCTGCGACTCTGATGTAAGGCAAACAATGTCTAAAGGCTTCATCTAATAAGAAATACAATATACCTTTATTAGGAGCTGCATATTTTTCCTTATTTGTATTAACTGGCGTAAAAGCATGTACATGTGTTTTTAGGAAATAATCTCTTGGATTGATAACACCAATTCTCCTCATGTCTTCACCCATTTGTTTAACTTGTTCACTTGAACCACCAACATAGACATGGGTATATTTACACATAAATTTTGCTGCTGCCATCGTTTTTCCAGTACCTGGGGCTGCATCTATGATCTTAACCTTTATTTCATTTCTCACCAATGACAATTTCTTCATAGCATCTATTGCAGGTGCATGTATCTCTGCATATTCACCCACAGCAAAATTTGCTTTCAATATGTCAATATCTTTTTTAAATTGCATCTGTGGATCATCTTCATCACCATAAAGTTTTAATATAACACTTTTAGAGTCATTAATGTCTATATCTTCAGCGCGTCTTATCACTGGGTGATCATTAGACAAACAAGCTAAACAATGCTTGCCAACAATTAATAAAGCATATTTTCCATCTCTAACTTTCAATATCTTATCACTTATGACTATATAACAACCTAAATTGTAAAATGTGAGAATTATTGATATTTCTTTATTATCAAGATTACCAGAAACTCTCATTCGAGTCAGTTGTTCTTTTGTAAAAGTTTTATCTAAACATGAGTAAATTGTCTGAAATTCTTCTTGGAGCCCTTCATTTACGATAACTGACACACTTCTCGCCACACAATGATTGTCACCTTGTACATTAACGACATGATGCTTAAATTCACTCCACATGGTCTTAATCCATTTATCATATCTATTAGCAACTAATTTAGCTTTTCGCTCAGATATTATCTCTTTTTCAACATCAATTTCAATTATACTTTTTTCCACTTCATAATAATATAAAATTACAACAGGATTTGGATTAACTAAATTAACAAATAATTCATAATCAAAATGAAGATGAGGATCAACCCATATTGTGTAAGTGCCAATTTTAAGATTATTAACAAAATCAACCAATTGCTTTTCACTATGAACAACTTTAATTATAGAACCGTCCTTAGTTATATAAGGCTCTTTAAAATTAGTTTTAGTACTAATGTTTTTAATATCAACTTTGGTCTTCAACAGAGCCAATTGATTATCGGGTAAATTGGTATAATTGGGCGTAATCAAGAAAGTAAGCACACTTCTATGTTGAACCTTGTCCACTTGTATGATTTTATTATTAGACAGTAGTTCAGGTTCATCAGATCTAGGAATATCAATGATCTCGTCATTTTTAATTTCGACTTTTCCTTCCTTAAACAATCTATAATCGTATAAAACGTCATCGTTCAATACTGTTTTATTTAATATATCAATATGAGCTTCTTTACCTGAAGTTTTAAGTAATATAACTGATGACTTTAGCATATTTTCTGCATAATTGATGAATGCTCCCCAACTACATGTTTCCCAATTAGTCTCTGTTCTCTTTTTGATTTCATAAACAATATCAGTATTGTAAATAGTGGTTTCATTCAAAGGAACTCTTTGAGCAGAATTATTGTTAGTAAGATCTCCTTCCTTGTATTTAATTGGAACTTGCCCTACATTTGTTATTTTCCCATAAGGATTCTCATCTTTAATTTTTGAGATAATAAAAGTTTCAATTGAGACTTCAGTTTTGGCATCGTTTTTAGAAACATCATCCACTTTGTGTTGATTTAAACCCGAGTCATTATCTCTGTTTAGTTCATCATTTGCTAACGGCTCATCTTCGTGAATTAATAACTTTCTTGATACATTGGGGCTGGTAAATGCGATGCTTGGACTCATCGGGGGAACTGATGGTTCTACAAACTCAAATACTTCCAAAGCTTTACACTCATTATCTAAAAAGTATAAAAAATCTTGAAGATTAAAACACTCAGAATTAAA